ATGAGAGCACGCGGACTACCTTTAAAACGTTTTACCGGACTAGATACATCAATAAACCCCTTGCCACCAGATAAGAACGACTGCATGCCAGCATCTGACATATCACGGAAGAATGGAATGTAATGCGGGTACATTTTGCGCATTGTATGATATGCTTTCGCCGTCAGCATGCCTTCTTTAACTAACATTTGCAACATGTAATCTTGATATTTATATATTGCAACTGCTGCCTTTTGAAAACGTTCATTTCCGGCGTGCTTACCTAATACGGCAGCATCTTCGGTATAATCAAACGTCGCTTTTTGTTTGTTCTTATGTAGGTCTAAATCATGCAAGGCTACAAGGTATGCGGAGAATTCCTTATGTTCTTTTTCTCCTACGCCCTTCAAAATTTCTTTGAGTGATTTTATACCGTGTTCCGGTGCGCCGTGTTCAATAAGCGTTTCTGCTTTACCTACCCAGCCACGCGCTAACCACGCTTGCATATATGGATTATCATCAAAGGCAATCTTTTCGCCTGTTTGGCGTTCGACTTCCTCAACTAAATCCTTCAACGGGTTAAGTTCATCAACTAATTTAGTGTATACATCGCTCATCGCTTTTTTGATAACGTCGCGCGTTTCACCACGCTTAACCGCATCAACGGCTTGGCTTACCTTGCCTTTACTTTCAAATGAAATGCTACCCTTTACACGTTCTGCCCCGCCTTGACGGTGCCATTCGTGAACTAATTTAGATAGTTTATTTGTGATACCGTTTAATTCCGGTTCTTTTGCAATCTTTTCGGTAAAGTGTTTGTAAAATTCCGGAAATTCGCGTTTAGCTTTCGCGCGATCACTTACGTAATCATGAAAGAATTCCGCATAGCCTTCACCGCGTACGCCTTCCATGCCTAACTTATCATAGGCTTTTCCGAAACGGTCTTGAATAACCCTATTGAATTCGTTATTAAAGCGTGGTTCATTACTGAATTTAAAATAGTTATCCACATAATGCCCTAATTCGTGCATGATTACGCGTAAATCGCCATAATTACCGCTACGAATTACATCGGTTTTTGTATTGTACCAGCCGCCAACGCCTTCTTTACCCAATCGGCCACTTTTAACACGTTGATTAAATAGGTGATTAACTGCATCTAATATTTCTTTACGTGTTACATTTCGGCCTAATCGCTCTACTTCATCAACGCCAGTATGCGGTGTATCTTTACCCTTTACGCTATATTGTAGCGGTTCCGTAGGTCTAACACCTTTACTTTCCAAATAACGATTTGCCATTGTTTCGTTGCCGTCAAAGGCTTTCACAAAGGCTTCGTGTACTTGTTCATGCGTTGCGTGTTCAAGTAATTGGCTAGGTTGCTGCGCGTATTTGCTCACGCCACCTTCTGCCGGTTCCGCTTTTAACGTTTTAAGTTCTTGCGTATCGGCAATGAGTTCGGCAGCGCGTTCCGTACGAATACGTTCCATGTGTTCATGGCTCAATGCTTCAACTGGTACATCAAGTTTTTCTGACAATTTGACTTTTACCGCATCAAGTTCGGCTTTAGAAATATCCGGCTTTGTTGCCCGGTTCAAGTCTTGCAAAATTTCTGTATTAGAATGTACTTTATTTTCTAATTCAGTAAATCGTGTTTCAGATGCATCATGTTTCACAACGTCTTTTAATTCATTAACGATCGTTTCACGTGCTTTTTGTGGTAGTTCATCAATCGCATTTCGTAAACTTACGTTAGGCGCATCTTCTTCATATCGAAATTGACTATTTACATCGTTTTCAACCGCTTTTTCTTGAATTCTAGGTTTTTCACCCTCTACAAAGTCAGTATTTATGCGGTCTTTCGGCTGAAATTCGTTTATTTCGCCTGTACGGGCCGTTTCGCCTTCGCCTTGATAGTTTATACCTAAATCTTCGTTTTTAACTGATTTTTTATCGGTATTTTCAATCAAACTATTTAAATCGGCGTGCGGTTCTTCGGTTTTTGACATTTCCCGTTCTATGAATTCATCTTTAAACGGTTCTTCATAACTTCTATAGTTAGGGTTTAACGTTTCATCTTTGAAGGATACATCACGTGGCCCGTTTTCATATTTGCCGTAATTACCTTTAAATGTATTTTCTGCAATTTCCGCACGCACTTCATCATGCGTTACCGCTGGATCTGGTCTTTCGTAATGCTCACGAATAATTTTAGCCATTTCCGCCGGTGTTGCATCTGGTCTTGCACGCATTTCTTTTAATGCAGCACTTTCGGTGTTGTGTAATTCCCATACGCTGAAATCAACTTGCGTACGCCAATCCCATGGATCTAATCCCTTACGCTCCGCAAATTTTAACAAACCGTTTTCGCCGTTCAATCTATCACCAGTAAATTGAACTAAACCACGGGAACCGTAGCCGTCGCCACTTGTAACTGTTGTGCTAAAACTACTTTCTGCGCCAATATTACCAGTCATGCCCGCCGCTTCGACGTCGCTCAAACCGTTCTGGCGATATCGGTTATATATATCCGCTTGGATATTCCCCGTTTCACCTTCAAAGGCTTGGCCGTTCAAACCGCCTTCGGAGTATTCGCGCGGTTCTACTGCGTTAATCGGTTCTTCTGGTACTGGTATATCTTCAAAGGCGTTGTATAATACGCCCTCTTGCATGTTCGGTTCTTCCCGTTTAAAGCGTTCCCCGATATCCTCAAATGCATTAGATGCCTTTTCTTTGATATGTTCACTAACACGCCCCACGCGTTCACCGATTGCGCCAGATACCTTTTTAGGTGTTGCCCCATGTATCATGCCAGCCGGTAGAAATACATCTTCCCATAAATTAAATGGGTTATCTGCTATATTTTGCGCAAATTCGCCCGGCGAGTCAATCGCACGGCCTATAGGGTTAGTAATCGGATCTAATAAAAACCCTTTTGCCGTAGTCAATGCCGGACTATCCGCAATAATGTTTTCTGTATTACCCGATGCATAATCGCTAGAATTCTGCGCATACATATCTTCCGCATCGCCTATGATTGTAGGCGCCGCCAATACACCAGCACCAGCACGTACAGGCGCCGGAACGTATGGCGTAATTGCCAAATAACCAGCCGGACGTCCAACAACTGTATTATATGCCGCCTGTGATTTTGCATCATAATCGGCCGTTTTATAATCTTCGTTGAAACCGTCCTCACCTAATTCAGTAGCATCAATTTCACCTCTACGGTATGCATCTACTGAATTACTGATAGATGCTTGACGGGCATCACGTGCAGCGCCTACGGCGTTGGTTGCATCATTCCACCAATTAACAACGGTACCTTTCATATTTCCGGCCGTTGTACTTACTTGATTAACTGCGCCAGATGCTGCATTGCTTACGCCATTAGCTACCCATTCGGCATTATTTTTAACACCGTCCCAAAAAGTAGGCTTGGGCGCGTTGCCTACTTCATAACCGTATTCGGTTGTAATATCTTCAAAGGCGTTGTTATTATTTCCAACTGCCTTGCCGTATTGGCCTGTAATATCATCAAACGCACCCATAGCTTACCCCTTTTATTAATAAGATTTTAACCACGATTTATACTGCCCGTATCCGGCCGCATCAAGTTCCGCTGCTATTTGTTCATCGCTCCAGCCTTGCGCTGAAAGTTCATTCATTCGCTTAGAAACTGCTGCTTGTTCTTCGCTTGAATATGTCGGCTGACGTTTAACCGTTGGCGTTCCAGCACCACCACCGCCAGCAGTAGGCGCACCACTTAATGCGCTTTGTAACTGCCCGTAATAAGGACTTTCGTTTTCTGCTTTATCTGGGTTAGATTTAACCCATGCAGTATGCTGCGCGGATAACGTACGCAACACTTGCGCATTATATCCGCTAGTGCCAGATTGTGCCGGTGTTGCCGGTTTAACATGAGTACCTACATACTTCATGCTGCCGTCCGTACCAACAATATACGTTTTACCGTCCGGCATAACTTTAATGTTTTTAGCACCGAAATTTCCGATGTTTTTCATTTGGCCGTCTGGCGTCATAACAATAACTTGGCCGTTCGCAAATTGTTTTGTTTCAACCTTGCCATAACCGCCCATATCTTGAATAGTACCGTCGCCCATGTTGTAACGTAAAACATGGCCGTTTTGTGCGCTGCTAAACTTATAATCTGGTTTATCAAGTGCCGCAATACTGTTCAAGTTAT